CTTATGTTTGCCACGAATGGAGAAAAAGGTATTTTAAGAGATAGTTTTGTGATATTTATGCCATATGGCTAAATACAAAAATAAAACTGTTAAACTTAACAAACCCATGCGTGGAGATGTTAAGAAGTTTAAAGTATTTGTAAAAGACAAGAGTTCTGGCAGAGTTAGAAAGGTTAATTTTGGCTCTAAAGAAATGTCTATTAAGAAACATATTCCAGCAAGAAAAAGATCATTCATGGCTCGTATGGGTGGAGTTCTTAAAAAGGTAAGAGGCCAAAAGACTCTATCTCCAGCTTATTGGAGTATCAGAGCATGGCAAAAAGGATTCAAAGTATGATTGATAATATAATTTACAGAGTGTTTGGAATGGTAGATAACTTTATGGGTTATTTGTTTGATAGGTTTGTATCTGATGACCCTAGACTTAAAAAGAAAAAGAAAAAGAAATGAGAGATACTAAAGTTTTAGAGTCGTTTAAGAAACACGCTGAGAAGAAACTAAAAGAAATGAATATATTTAAGAATTTAAAACAAGAAGTAAATCATGGTGCAAATGGCACTCAACAGTATGTAATTAAAAAAGGTATTAACAAAGGCAAGGTTGCTAAATAATATGGGTAGGATTATGAATTATTATTTTACAGGAATATTAATTATTTTATTTTGTTTGTTATGCTTAATACCACCAGCATATCCTGATAGTACACAAACTAATACATCAGGCTCAAATACTGCAATCGAGGGTGGTTATACATCATCATCTGCTACAACCTATCAATCAGGGTCATCATCAAACACAACAAATACTTCTACTAATCATTCTAATGTTAAATCTGCACCACCAACTGCGTCAGCACCATCATTCTCTGCTCAAAGCCAAGATGTTTGTGCAACAGGAGTATCAGTAGGTATTCAAACATTTGGTACAGGCTTTTCAGGTGGAAAAACAAATAGAGATATGAACTGTGAAAGAATTAAATTAGCAAAAGTATTATATGACTTTGGAATGAAAGTAGGCTCAGTTGCTTTATTATGCCAAGACGAAAGAGTCTTTGAGGCCATGATTAATGCTGGTACACCTTGCCCTGTAGATGGAAAGATTGGAAAAGACGCATTAGCCATATGGAATAAGTATGATCATGAAAGACCAGATTATGAAACTTATGTAAAACGAATTAAGAAAAGAGAAAAAATTGATAAAAAAATTAACAAAGAAGAAGCTAAAAAATTAGAACTACACACTAAATGATTTGGTTAATAGTATTTATAGGAGTAATGGCATATGCAGTATATCGTATCAATCGTTTTGTTGATGATGTCAATCCTTACAATTTCAGCCGAAGAAATAACGACAAATAACCTAATCACAAATGGCAACTTTGAAACAGGAAATGCTAATGGCTGGACTACCAATGGAGATGTTCAAGTCTTAAACGATTGCTGTACACTTAATAATGTTGCTAGTAATTACGATTTAGAATTTGGAGATAGTGGCTCAATAGAACAACAGTTTAATTTAACTACAGATACCATAACACAAGCTATGTTAGATAATGGTATTACATTAAATAGTACAGTTGAAGTACAGAATGGAGAATGTGGTGTAGCTGGTTGTTGGGGTGGTAGTGGTAATGCTGACACATTTACAATTACATTAAAAATAAAAGACTCTGATGGTAATGTATTAGCTACAAGTACAAAGATTAGAACTGATGTAACTAATATTAATGGTGCTAACTTTACCGATTCACTTACATACAATGGCCAAGATTCTAATCTAGGTAATCTTAATATTGCTGGAACTGATGCTAACGCACCCTCTAATCTAGGTGGTGCAAATGTAGATAATATCGTTGTAACTATGACTTATGATAACGAAGTTATATCTAATGAACTTATTGCAGAAATAGAAAATGTATTTGAGGAACTACAAGAGGAGATATTTAAAAAGGTAGAAATAAAACAAGAATTTAAGTTTGAAGAAGAATTTAAAATAGTACAAGCACCACCAATGGAAGAAGAAATAGAGATTAAAGAATTTATTGAGATGATAACTATGCCTGAAAAAGAACCAGAGATAATGGAAGAAATGCCTCAAGCTGTAGAAGAAATTATAGAAGAAAAGCCAGAAGAAGAAATGATTACAGAAGAAATAATCAAAGAGGCTAAAGAGGAGATGCCAGAAGAAATAATCGAGGAAGAACCAGAACAGATCGCAGAAGAAACTAAAGAGGAAGAAGTTATCGAGGAAGCACCAAAGGAAGCTAATGAAGAAGCACCTAAAAAGGAAGTTAAAACAAAGGTAGCAAGTAAGAAAACTAAAAAGCCAAAGATAGATAAGATTATGGCCAAAGTAGATGCCCAGATTAAAGATAGTGCTAAGAACTTGACTATCAAAAACATAATAAAACTAGATGCTATGCAAAGCGATCAAGCCTCATTAACAGCCTATAACAATGTGGAGTTTTACAAGCCAAAAGATATTTATTTGAAACAAATAGAGATATTTGATAATAGGTCTATATATGCAGATGTTGATTTAGTAAAATATACTGCTAATGATATAATAGAAGTTAAGATAAAAAAACTAAATGAAATTAAGTCTAAAAAAAGACTATTACTTTTAGAATTACAGGAGTTAAAAAATGGTTAAAAAAATACAAGATAATCTTACAAACATAGTTGTAATACTAGGTCTTATTGCTTCTATTGGTGCTGGATTTACAAAGTTTGCTAAGATGGAATCTACAATCGAACAATTATCTAATCAAACTGCACCAGATTTATCTGGCATAGAAAACAATGGATTTGCAATATTAGATATTAATAAGGAGATAGCTTTAATACAAAAAGAATTAGAAACTCATGGTCATAACAACGATCATTCACATGACAATTCTGCTATTAAAATATTACAAAAAGAAATAGAAGTTTTAAAGTTAGAGATTGAAGAATTAAAAGAAGCATCTAAAAACCCATTAAGCTAATGAAGTTTGTTTTAGCTTATACTATCTGCTCTGCAATATCAGGATTCTGTAATACACCAGCAATACACCCTGTTAAGTTTGATACTTGGACAGAATGTACTAAAGCTGGTGCTATGATAACAATAAAAGTAACTAACGAATTTCAGGAAAAATTTAATAAGGATAAAATGTATATTTCTTATTTCTGTAATGAAAATAACTCTGACAAAACCCCAGCTTAAAGTATCATCAAGTAAATCAAGGTTTAGAGTTTTAATATCAGGTCGTAGATTTGGTAAAACTTATTTAGCTGTAACTGAGATGATGAAATATGCGTGTCAGCCAAATAGAAGAATCTGGTATGTAGCACCTACATTTAAAATGGCCAAAGAGATTGTATGGGGAACTCTCAAAGAAATGCTAAATCAATTTAATTGGATTGAGGATATAAACGAAACAACAATGACTATTACGATAAGACAATCGAATAGTACAATATCACTAAAAGGTGCAGATAATTATGATTCACTTAGAGGTACAGGATTAGACTTTTTAATCTTAGATGAGTTTGCAGATATTGATAAGCGTACTTGGTATGAGGTACTTCGTGCTAGTATATCTGACAGATTAGGCCATGTACTATTTTGTGGTACTCCAAAGGGATATGGTAATTGGTCTTATGAACTTTACCTTAAAGGAAAGCAAGATAACGATTGGGAGTCTTTTCAATATACAACTATTCAAGGTGGTATGGTATCTGCTGAAGAAATAGAACAAGCTAAACAAGATATTGATATTAGAACTTTTAGACAAGAGTTTGAGGGAACATTTGAGAACTATGCTGGTAGTGTTTATTATAACTTCCACCCTGTAGATAATGTTGTTAAACGACAGATAGATTGGGAGAAACCTTTACATATTGGAATGGACTTTAATGTTGACCCTATGTCAGCCTGTGTTGGGCAGATAGAAAAAGATAAAGTTTATTTTGTAGATGAGGTAATCATTTATGGAAGTAATACTGATGAAATGGTGCAAGAGTTAAGAGATCGTTATGGAACTAAAATGCAAATATTTATATATCCTGACCCAGCTTCTAAACAAAGAAAAACATCTGCTGGTGGAGTTAAAGTTAAACATAAACACCCAGCTATACGAGATCGAGTCAATGCTGTGAATAGTAGGCTCAAAGATTCTAATGGCGAAAGACACATTTTTGTTTCACATTCTTGCAAAACGCTGATAAAAGGGTTACAAAGGCAAATATACAAAGAGAATACAAATATTCCTGATAAGGAAGATGGATTCGATCATATGAATGATGCTTTGGGCTATATGATTGATTATTTAAAACCATTAACTACTCAGGCAAGATTTAATTCTCCTACAAGATGGACAATGAAGTAATTTATGGCATACACTAGAGATCAAGCAATAGACACCCACAAAGACTACTCCGAAACAATTAATAATTGGGAGTATTATATTAGATCATACAATGGTGGCTATGATTACATGATAGGCCAATACCTAAACAGATATAATTTAGAATTAGATAACGAGTTCAATCAAAGACTAGCTAACACTCCATGCGATAACCATTGTAAAAATATTATTCAAATTTATTCATCATTCCTTTTTAGAGTTAGACCAAGTAGAGATTTTGGTTCTATGCAAGATGAACCTAGTTTAGAATCATTCTTAAAAGATGCTGACCTTGAGGGTAACAATTTAAACTCTGTAATTAAACAGGCTCAAAACTATGCGTCTATTTATGGTCATTGTTTTTTAATGTTAGACAAACCTAATATTACTACAAACACTAGAGCCGAAGAATTAGATCAAGATATTAGACCATACTTATCAATCGTTACTCCTGAGAATGTTTTAGATTGGAACTTTGAAAGACAAGTTAATGGGAAGTACGAATTAAACTAT